CATTGACGAAGTTCTCACTCTCAGGATCATACTTCATGAGAGTCTTCATTTCTGCCAAGACTGCTGATAAGAATTCTGGTTTGATAAGACTGATAATACTCTTCTCATCATTCTTTTGGATCTCTACTTCATAGTTGGTAACTGGAGTAGCCATATCTTTACCAGGAATGGATCTGATACGACCATCAATAGACTCTAGATATCTAAATTCTTGAGAGATCTTCTCCTCCCATGTAGTACCACTCCATTTCCAAGTTCTACCAATTTGAGAATAGAAGTCATCCTCAAAGACTCTTTGAATGTCTGGTGCTGGACCAATCGTGAATACAGGACTATTAACATAGTTCGCACCACCATCAATCATACGGATTGTACCAATACCTCTATCAGGTTCATTATTCAATATAACTTCAAACGTACCTTGTCTGAATTCCTGTGCAGGAGAAATAGTAATTGAGGGAGTAAAGGTATAACCAAATCCTGCATTTGTAATTGTCAGGGTATCAATCTTGCCAGCATCCATCGTAAGTGCTGCTGTTGCTGTTACTGCTGGGAATGGTTGATCAATAGTAATTGTTGGTGCTGCAGTGTATCCACTACCAGTTCTAGTAATCTGGATTTGATCAACTTTTCCTGCACCATCAATTAGTGCAATACCTTCTGCACGGGTTGTCATCAGGTATTCTTTTGCTCGGTTTGATGCACCATCGAATACTAAGAACTTCTCTTCGTTTTCTGCAAGATAAACATCAACAGGTTCATTTGCTTGAGAACTTACGTTGAAAGTCTTTGCATAGGTTAGAGTTTGGATGTTATATGGGAATCCAAAATCAAGTTCATAAAGAGAAGTTGTTGTTTCATCAGTAACGAACATTTTAGATCCATCAGATTTAATTGTAAATCCAGTGAAGTCTAAACCTGCACCAATGAGTGTATTCAGATTAACTTGAGGTACATTGAATAGAGTGTTGACCGATGTAATTTGATATGGAGTAGATAAAGTATAAACCTTTAGAATCTGACCTGTAATTTGATAAAGTAGTGTTCCATCATTGTTGAATCTGATTGCACTAGGTTCAGTTACAATAAGTTCAGAGTTCTTGGTTGCAGTGTTTAGATTGTGAGGTGTTGATAGAATATATTCTGCAATCTTATAAGTAGACGCCTGACCACCAGAGACGAACAACTTAGATCCAGTTGGATTCATTTCCACACCAGTCGTGAAAGTGAAGTCTGAACTTACATCGAGATCATTAACTGCAAAGATGGTAGTTGCTTCGTATGCATTACTGACATTGAATGCCTTGATCTGATTGGTACCAGTCAAACTTGCGGTGTATAATTTACCACCATCAGCACTTAGAAACGCACCTTCAATATTATTACCAAGATTAATGATGGATTGTTGAACATAAGATCCACCCATGAAGTTGGGGGATTTGGAGAATGTAACTGCTGGTGCAGTAATACCATAACCAATACCAGGTGTCAGATCCGTGATTGCTGATACTCTGTCAAAGTTATTACCAATACCCAACTCACAAGTTGCTGCAGCAGCAATGGATTGAATTGGAGATTCAATTACAACAGTTGGAACAAAGTTATATCCCAAACCTGGGTTAAAGGTTGCGATTCCAGTTACTGCAAATTGATTCATAGTAACACTTGCAGATGCACTAGATGTTGGTGCTGGTGCAGATAGTGTTACTTGAGGAACTTCAGTGTAACCTGCTCCTGGATTAACGATAAAACCACCTACAATCGAGTTGCCTGCACCGATAATAGGGTTGATCTGTGCTTGAGTACCCGAGACATAGATTGGGGGAAAAGTAATGCCTGGAGGGTTTTCAACGATAGGAACGTAGACTGGTGCATTATAGAAAGCCTCGTCTACTTTGAGACCTCCTGGGAACACAAGTCTATTAAAATCATCTCTGATCTCTTTGGTTTCATAATATGCAATCGCATTGAGTTCTTCTTGATTGGGATATTTTTCATCAAGGTATCTCTTGAATGCAACAGGATCAAGAGGCCATTGGTTCTCTAGATTAGTAATATTATTCGAGAGTAAGACTACCCAGTCAAGTTCTGGATCACCATAGTATGCTTCTGCGATAGAATCGGGTCTTTCTCCTGGATCAATTCTATAATCCTCAAAGGCACTAACAGCACCAAGGATATCTTCTCTAATTTTTACTCTCTTAAACAGATTAGTGACGAGATGAGTCTCATCACTAGAAGTTTCATTCTTAGTTCTGTTTAGGATCTCTAATTGTGGGAAGTACTTGAAATATGCCATGGGTTACCAACCTACTGCGTTATCTGCTACTGGTCTAAGGTTTTTATTAACACCTGCTGCACCAATATAATCTGTATCGAAGATTGGTTCTAGTTCTTGGAAATCACATGCGATTGTGACTTGAACAGGTTGACCATCACTATATGCTGCCCAAAGACCATCTGGAGTGTAATTACACCCAAATTTCTTCAATGCCATCGGTTTCATCATACCGACAGATGGGTTCTCTACAACTTTACCATTTATATTAGTCATGAATTTCATTTCAAATACATGTGGAGTACCCAGGAAGAAAGAAGCTCCCCCAGCAACACCAGCGCCACCATTGGCAGCTGCTTTCTTTGCTGCCATAGAGAATTTAAACCACCTAATAATACTTCTAATTGCAGATGCTTCATCTGAACTTCTAGGTGACATTTTAAAATTGAATGAGAAACTTCTCATTGTCACACCTTTAAAGAGAAGTTCGTTATTATTATTTGGAATAATACCAGCCTTCCGTGCAAGAATTGCTTCAGGACTTACTGCATAGCCCTGCATGTTCAGAATTTTAGAATCGATTGCAGTTGTTGCAAGATCTTTAAATTCCTGACTTCCTCCACCTAGAAATGCTCCAGTCTTATCAAACAAATCCTTCAAACCAGAAAGAGCCCCACCCATACCTGTAAGGGCATCCGTTGCAGCGAGACCCCGTTCAACGTTGGTGATGCCCGACATTGCATCTGCAGCAAGTGCGCCTAATTCATCACCTTGCCAGTCTACGGTGTTTGCATCAAGAATGCTTCCAGGCATGGGTAAGTAAACTGTAGCAAGTCTTTTTATTGCATTGCCTTGAGATTGGAGACCCGTTTTAAGAGCGCTCCCTTTACCAGCACCAAACAAATCTTCTGAAAATGCCGGTTTATATAAGATTGAACTGATTACGACGTGATCTTGAGTTTGAGTATCCATGTCAATTGGATACTTTGAACCATCAAGTGATTTTTGATAGTCCATTGGTTTGATAAATTTGTTAGTATATGAACTAGGCTGATTACTAATAATTTCACCGAATTGAGTAGGTTGTGGTACACCATAACTAAGTTGCTGACCAGAAAGCCCAGGTCCTGCTCCAGCACCTAAAACTGGTTGACCTGGTGCTAATGCTGTTTGATTGGGATTAACACCAAGTTTTACCCATTGTGGTAAAACTGCATTTTTCGTTTTCTTGCCTCCCTGTTTGGCTGTGACAGGTGAAGCATTATATGCTTTTTGAATCTCTTGTTTTGTTGTATCCCAATATACCGATTTTTCTTGATTTGTTAGTCCAACAAAATTTGCATTAGAATTCCAATTTCCATCTTCAAAAATAGGTTTATCAGATGCACTGGGGTTTTCTATCTGAATTATAGTTTTTCCATTTTTACTGTTCCAGAAAGGATAATAATCCTTTCCGTTTTTAGTAAAGAGTGGTTTTTTACCGATTTTTTTAAGTGCCATTTAGGGTTTGTTCCAAGCTCGGTGTTTAGGGAATGGTTGTCCTCTCGTATCAACAAATTTCTCCATGGGTAACATTGCAATAGAAGGCCAGTCTTTTTCAGGCACTCTCATGAATCCACCGGCGACCCCAGAAAATAGATAACGATGAATGGTTTTGCGAGGAACAGCTACTGTACTGCCTTTATTTATCAGGCTTTGTGCAATCCCTTCTCGATGTTTTGTATTTAGATAGTGCATATTAGCACCAATGAAGTATCCTGCGTTGTAATTTACTTCAGTGATGTAGACAAGAGGTTGAGTATCATAGTATGCCAAACCTGGAGTCGTTGCTTGATAAAAGAAAAAATATAGTCTACCAATGTTGATACCACCAGTATCCATCTCATTGATATCGAATTGTTCTAAGTTGCTTAGATACTCGATAACTGCGTTAGTGTATACTGAGTTCTTTACATTCTTTCCCTTAAAGTTCTCTTTTAATTCGTATCCAAATCCTTTTCCTGCTTCGTATTGACCATCTATGAATTCAAAACTCATACCCCCAACTCCTTCTCGGTCATGATTCGGAATTCATAGTTACGATCTGCACAATACTCTTTTGCTGCATCCCACTTCGCTTGGTTCACTACCCAAGTCTGGACACTATATGCCCATGCTTTTGTCCTTCTCTTAGGATTCTTTTCAGGCATCTTTACTTCTTTTGCAGGTTTGACTTCAATGACAACACATCGTTGTCTGCCATTTGCATCTTTATATTTCACAAAGAAGTCAGGAAAATACCTGTGCATCTTTCCATCAATAGGAGAACGATAAGGAATGAAAAACTCTTCAGATTGCCACTGGTTCACATTTTCATTCAAATCACAATATCTCATGAATTTTCGTTCCCAAAGAGAACGATAAACGATATTACCAGAGTCACCCTTATACTTCTTGGGATTCTCTGGTTTATATCTACCCTTATAACTCATATACATAGTATAGATCCTCAAAAAATATTTATAGTGGCAACTTCAGGAACAGCAGGAGACCAGAATTTATTCAGAGTAGATCCAATCTATACAAAAATGACCACCCCCCGTGGTACGAAGGATGGTCGCGCTGCTTTGCCTAGTGTAATGGATATGTTTGGCGAACTCGCCATGACATCCCAATACAAAATTAGTTTACACTTGGGTGATTCTGGAGGAAATCAAGCAGACAAGAATGTCACTGACTGGTTGACTAGTTGCGGTGTTCTTGGGAACTTCAATGCAAACGTTCCTAATGAGAACCTAAAGTCTTTACGTTATGAGTTTATGTGTGATGGTGCAGCATTACCTGGATATGAACTTGGTCGTGCTACTACCATGGGTGATAGACAAGGATTGCAAGAACAATTCGTTAATACTAGAACGTTTACACCTGTAAACTTATCGTTTTATGTTGGTGCAGACTATGGTATTCTGAGACTATGGCAAGAATGGGCAAACTTTATTGCTGCACTGAGTCTCGGTGGTAGAGATACCACTGGAAGTAATAGTGGGCAAGTTAAGAGAATTATGAGAAATGATTTCTTGCAGTTTAGATATCCAGATGATTATAAGAGAGAAATCAGTATTACTAAATTTGAGAGAGATGTTCATGTCGATGGTGGTTATGTAACTGCAACACCTAACATGATCACCTATAGACTTATTGATGCATATCCAATTTCAGTTGATAACATTAGACTTGGATATGAAAACTCCGATATTATGAGAGTTAGTGTTACTCTTGGATATACAAGATACATTACTTTAGATCATGCTGGTACTGGTAATTCTCAGAATCCATTCAATGCTAGTAATCAACAATCTGCATTGGATCCTGCAACAAATCAACAGGTTCTTGTATCTGGTGCTCCATCATTGTATTCTGGAGACACTTTATTGAATAATAATTTCTATAATGCCTTCAACGGATTGGATGTCAATCTGGGTGTTGGTGCAAATGATTTGTTTGGAACAGGCTCCAATATCGCTTAATAAATAAAAATATCTGACTACATCATCGTTCATGCCATTACCTAAGATTTCTACTCCAACTTATGAGTTGGAACTTCCTTCTACGGGGAAGAAAATTAAGTATCGTCCATTTCTAGTTAAAGAAGAGAAAGTTCTTATTCTTGCATTAGAAAGTCAAGACCCCACACAGATTACGAACGCTATCAAACAAGTTCTTAAAGACTGCGTTCAAACCAGAGGAGTAAAGATTGAAGATCTTCCTTCTTTTGATATTGAATACTTGTTCCTGAATGTTCGTGGTAAGTCTGTTGGTGAGGCAATCGATCTTATCGTAACTTGTTCTGATGATGGTGAAACAACTGTACCTGTAAAACTATTCGTTGATCAGATTGGAGTTGTAAAACCAGAAGGGCATAGTAAAGATATTAAGTTGGACGATAAGATTGTTTTGAGAATGAAGTATCCATCTCTCAAACAATTCATTGAAGAGAACTTTGAATTTGAAGGTAATGAAGATGTTTCAACTATTGAAAGATCTTTCGAGGTGATTAGTTCTTGTATTGATACCATCTTCACAGAGGAAGAGGCATGGGCAGCATCTGATTGCACTAAGAAAGAACTGACTCAGTTCCTTGAAGGTATGCAGTCTGCACAATTTAAACTGATTGAAGACTTCTTCACCACTATGCCTAAACTATCTCACACCTTTAAGGTCAAAAATCCTAAGACTGGTGTTGAGAGTGAAGTAACGTTGGAGGGGTTGACCAGTTTTTTCGCCTAATCATGGCTCATATCTCACTTGAGTCATACTATCGAATCAACTTCGCTCTCCTGCAGTTCCATAAATATAGCTTAACAGAGGTAGAAAACCTCATCCCTTGGGAACGTGACATTTATCTTGCTCTATTGAAACAACATATTGATGAAGAAAACGAGAAAGTAAAACAACGAGAACGCCGTGGCTAAAATTGGTGCAACTGGAGGGAATACTGATGGTGCGATGGGTTCTTTTACAGCTCCTCGTGTAGGGGGTTTTAGTGGTAATAAAAAACAACCAACAACGAGTACATTTCAAGATAGATTCTTCACTTCACTAAAACGTGAAGGTAGATTAAAGGCTAGAGAAGAAGGTCCTGCAAATAAGATTGTAAAATTTGGTGCTGGTGTCAAAGCAAAAGACCCTGGTAATGGATCTCTGATTAAATCCATTTCAACCAATATCAATAATCAATTTGGTGATGCGATTACTCAACTTCAGAGTAATGTCACTAATATTGTCAGTCCAGTATTAGATAGACTAAAGGCAGAACATAGAAGAAGTATTGACGACGCTGAGAGTAATAAACCAACGAATCTGCTTGGCGGATTCTTGGACATGCTCCGCAGTGGTCTGGACTTCATCAGATTCCTGAGTGATAGAAAGAGATTAGCATTCTTAAGACAAGGTATTAAGAATCTAAAGACTGGATTTAATGAATTGTTTATAGTTGGTGAAACAGTCGCTAAGACTCTTAAAAAATTAATCAAACAACTAAAGAAACTTGGTCAAGAAGGTGGCAAAGGTGGTGGTTTTAGACTACCTGGAATGCCTAGATTTGGTGGATTTGGTGGAGGAAATAAACGATCACCAAGAAAATCTAATCAAAGACCAAGATCATCAGTCAGACCCAGACTTGGAAGGGGAATGGGTACAGCTGGAATGCTCCTAGGAACAGGAGGATTATTAGCTGGTGGAATGGCAATGGCTCCTGCTGTACAAGGTTCCCCTACAGCTCCACCAGAACTTCCCGAACCCATTGTTGAACAACCTCTAAGTCAGAAACTACTTGAAAAGTTCAATCAGGTTCTTGATCAATTTAATAATGCAATCGATAGTTTAACGAAACCTGCCAAAACAACACCAACCCAAACTACACCCTCTACTGGAAGTGTTGGTAGTACTGATAGTTCATCTATGGGTGGTGGAGGTCCTATGCCTTCAGAAGATCAAGATCTCTACACTACTGCAACACTTGCAAGTATGGAAGCTGGTACTGATCAAGCAAGGGCAGACGTTGCTCAAGCTGTTTACAACAGAATGGGTCAGAGAGGAATGAGTGCAACAGAAGTTGCCACTGAACGTAGTCAGTTTGCAGTGATGTTTGACCAGAATGATAATATTGATGCAGATGCAAAAAACATCAAAACTCTTGAAGATGCAGTTAAATTTAGAATGAAGAAAAAGGGTGAGACTGCAGAAGTCGCTGAACAACAAATCAGACAGACTATTGCTGCAATGCGTAACCCTGAGTTAGTTAAAAACTCTCAGACATTTGTTCAAGACAGAACATCATTCAGAGCGAGTGCAAAGAATTACCAGACACTAACAAATAGTATCTGGAGAGGTGGTGCTGGAGATAATCAATTCCTCAATGAAGAACGATCTGGTAAGGGAATCATGGCAGTTCCCGAGTTTGTAACTGGTACGGAAGTTGACCCCAATAAAGTAAAGGTTGAACCTGCATCAGAACAATCACAAGTAATGAAAAAAGTCAGTCAACAGGTTTCTCAACCAGCTAGAAAAGGTGGTGGAGTCAGCGTTGTTCCTGTAGGTGGTGGTAGTCAACGTGCGTCTGCTGGCGGTGGTGGTAGAGGACCTGCAAATAAACGTGAACAGGGTGGAATTCCTTTCATGAGTCCTTCAATGAATGAGAATGCTCATGATATGTTCTCAAGAATGACTTATAACGTAGTAGGATAATGTCAGTATTAACTCCCAAAAAATCAAAAATCTCTGCTGTATCATCTCCCATTGGGACGATGACTGGTATCGTTGGTAATCTAAGACACGGAAAGACCCAACGTAATAGAGTCAAAAGAGACTTTGATGACATGTCCAAGTTCCTCAATAGAGGAGCTAATAATATTCGTCGTTTCAACTTACCTAAAGGTCAAAAACTTAAAAGACTGGGGGATATCAACATCAAAGGTGGTGGAGGTGGAATCCTTGGTTCTATCATGAATGCAGTGACTGGAGGTGGGGGATTACTTGGTTTAGGAAGTAATCTTCTTGGTATTGCTGATTTTGCTAATGATATTAGGGGTTTATTCCAAAGAGGCGGTAAGGTAGGTAGAGATGGTAGAACTGCCCTTCAGAGAGCAAAAGACTTAAAAAAATTAAAGCAGACTGGTCAAGCAGTTGATGCAACACAAGATGCAGTTAGAGGTGCAAGACAAGGCTCTAGAGTTCTTGAGGGTGTTGCAGATGCCTCCAAAGGTCTCCGAAATGTCAGTAAAGCGAATGCTGCATTAAATGTTGCATCTGCTGGTTTAGAATTTGGATTTAGAAAAGCAGAAGGTCAAACTAACACCCAAGCTGTAGTAGGTACCGCTGCGGATGCTGCAGGTGGTCTGGCAGGTTTTGCTCTTGCAAGTAAAGCAACTGCTACTGCTCTTTCTCCACTACTTGTAACTCCTGTACCAGGTGCAAGAATTTTATATGGAATTGCAGTTCTTGGTTCTGGTATTATGGGTTCAATGGCTGGATCCAAGTTAGCTGCTTCAGGTGCAGATAAACTCACTGGTGCTGATAAAGTTGGTGAGGATCTTGATAAATTTAATCAAGAACAAGAACAAAAGAAAGAAGAACAAGAAGCAAAGAAAAAGGAATTAGATAGTCCAAAAGGTAGAAAGACTTTCAGTGAATTGTTAGATAAGTTTGAAGATATTATTGAAAAATTTAGAACTTCTGTGAAGGCCAAGAAAATCGTCAGATCAACCACATCTGGAAGTGATGATGGTCGCACTGGTGGTGGTAGTGTTAGTGTGCAGCAATTTACTGGTGCTGCTAATGTTGTTGGGGCAGATCACCCCGAGACTGGTTCTGGTTATGGTATTGCTGGTCAGATCGATCAAAATGGAAGACCATTGGTATTTTCTCAACCTGCAGCTGCTGCTTTTGCTGGAGCATTAAAAGAATCTGGGATGAATCTTGGATCTTATGTTGCAAGTTCTGGTAGAAGTCAAGAAAAGAATACTGCTATTGGTGGTCATGAAAATTCACACCATATGTATGGTGAAGCACTTGATATGAATGGTGAAGGTTATGAGTGGATGAGAGAAAATGGTCACAAGTTTGGATGGCAATATGTTTATAACCATGGACCTGGTAGTGCTCACTTCAAATATGTTGGACCAGGTGCAGGAACTACACCTAAGTTAGCACCTCCTGGCAACAAACCATCTGACCCAGAACCTGCGCCTACTGCTGCTCCACCTACATCAGGAGATGATGGTGCAAGAACTGAATCACAACTAAAGAGAGATGAAACCAAAACTCGTGCAGGTGTAGATCGTAATACAGTTATCGATGAAGAAACTGGATTCACCGCAGGTGAAATGGAAGATATAAAAGTAAGACAAGAAAGAATTGAAGCAATGAGAAAAGCTCTCGGTAGAGATTGGTTTGCTTCTGGTATTGATAAGGTGACTGGTACTGCAAGTATAGAAGGATATTCTAAAATGTTGAGAGATCAGGGTAGAGGAGATGAAGTAGATAAAATCATGAATGAAATTCAAGGTGGTTATGTGGAGGAAGTTAAAACACCTGCACCATCTGCACCAGAAGTAACTCCACAAGTAACCCCAAGTCCTGCGCCACAACAAACAATGAGTCGGGTATCTACTCAGATATCTGATTACCAATCCTATGAACAAGGCGGAGGAGATAATCTTGTCATAATGCCTATCGGTGGTCAATCTCAACAACCACAGATGATGAGTGGACCTGGAGGTCAACAAATGATGATTGTACCTATGCCTGTAAGTGCTAGTGTAAATAAGATACAGAAGGAACTCTTAACAACTAAACTCGCAGGTTGCTAATATGGCATCAGTAATCGAAACACTAAATTATAATGCGGTTATCATCAGTACCATTGATGGTAGTAATCAGATTGATTTAACAAACGCAATTACACAATCAGACTACTATGAGGATTTGTTTTCTCCTAGCGTAATGATGACTATTGATGTTGCTGCAGGTTTTCCTGTTCTTGAAAAATTACCTATTGTTGGTGGAGAAGCTGTATTATTTGATGTAGAGACTGCAAGTGGTCAATTCATCAGAGATAAAGAATTTGCAATGTATGTGCATAAGATTAGTGATATCAATACAAGTGCATCTCAAGAAAGTTTTAGATTGCATTTGTGTTCTATGGAGTATCTAACCAATGAAACTTCAAGGGTGCAGAGAAAGTTTGAAAAGATGACGATTGAAAATCACATCATCAAAATTATTAGAGAGTATCTACATCAAAACAAACAAAATCCTAAAGTCACTGGTGGTGTCTTTGATAAGACTGCCAATAGTTACTCGTTCATCGGAACGATGAAGAAACCTTTCAATGTATTAACTTGGTTGTCACCCAAAGGTATTCCATCGGACTCGAAGTCTGGTACTGATGGAACAAAAGCAAAAGGAACGTCTGGATTTTTGTTCTTTGAAAACTCTAAAGGATATAACTTTAGAAGTATTAATAATCTAGTCAAACAGAATGCATCATATACTTATTCAACAAATGATGCAATTCAATCCAATACTCCAAACAATGCGTATGTGATTCTGGATCATGTTTTCAATAGAGTAAATGATCTAAAAGAAAGTTTGACACTGGGTACATATTCTAATGTAACTTATTTTTATGATGTTTATCAAAATAGAGTAGATGGTATCGTTTATAATATCAGTGATGAAGTGAACTCCAAGTCTTTATTAGGTAGTGAAGGAGTTGCAAAATCAGAACTATTTGGTAGCAGAGTTTCTAGAATTTTGGTAAGAACTGCTGATGTGGGGATTCTAGATACAGAGGGAGAAAAAGAAGATGCCGGCAGAGATGTTGCTGATATGGCGAAGTCATTTTCTAGATATAATCTCCTTTTCACTCAGTCGCTAAATATTATGGTACCAATGAATGTCAACTTAAAGTCGGGTGATGTCATAAAAGTTGTTTTACAAGGTGCTACGTCAGGGAAAGATTCACCCGAAGCTGATGAAAAGAAAAGTGGTAATTACCTCATAAAAGAGTTGCGTCACCACTTTGAAGCGAATAAAATGGTAACGTCTCTAAAATTAGTACGAGACTCTTACGGAATCACGGAGTAATCCCATGGAAAACATCGAAGCTCATATCCAGAAGGATAAAGAAATTCTTCAGGATCCTACGACATCGCCACAACAACGCCGTCACATTGAAGAAGAGTTGCATGAACTAGAGGTTTATGCAGAGAACCACAAAGAAGAGATTGCCGCTGGTGATCATCATGATCCCACTGCACTTGAACTTTACTGCGAAATGGAACCAGGCGCACCCGAGTGTAAAACCCACGATAACTGATTAAATGATTGACGAGGCCCTCCTTAAATCTAATTTTGCTGGTAAAGACGGCTTTACCTGGTGGATCGGTCAAGTTGCCGATCCAAAGGTTTGGCTGAATCAAAAAGTAAATCCCATCGATAAAGAACTCAAGGCCGAGTCTTGGGGTTATAGATGTAAGGTTAGGATCATTGGTTTCCATACCTTTGATAGAAGTCAATTATCGGATAATGATCTACCTTGGGCACATGTTCTATCCAGTGCTGCTGATGGAGCTGTTGGTCAAGGTGGTTTTGGTAAAACTGCTGGTATTATTGGAGGAGAGACTGTTGTCGGATTCTTCCTTGATGGAGAGGAAGCTCAACAACCTGTAGTATTTGGTTGTATCAATAGATCTCCTGCAGTAATAAATGTGCAGGATCCAGATCCCTTTGAACCTTTTACAGGATTCAAAGGTAAATTTGTATCTGAGAATCTGGCAACTAGAGTGCCAGGACAGAAGGGTGTAATTGCACCAAAAGAGAAAACACTAGGTAGTGGTTCTCAATTTAAGGTTAAAGGTGATAATACTGCTTATGAGAATCTCGGTAGTACAACTGCTGCTCAACAACAGGACCCAGGAATTACTGGAGAAACTAAGACAGAAAGTAAACCAGATGCTGGTGCTAAGTACGAGTCACCCAAACTAATCATCAATTTTGACTCCCTAATTGATTTAGATCAAGCAGAACTAGGATTCCTTAGAACTGCATCAGCACCTTTTCCAGAAACTGGTGCTAATGGTTGTCAAGACAATATTCTTGCAAATATCCATGCAGCTATTAATAGCTTCATGAAGTTTGTTAATTCGTTGGAGTCAACTGCTTTAGGATTTATTGATCCTGTTAGAAATCTAGTTGTTGACATGGGGGCAACAGTTAGTAGGATCGCAAGAAAGGTTGCGGGCATGATGAAGATGATCATGAACGCAATGCGTGATGATATGTTCAAGTTGATTGGTAAATTATTTAAAGTTCTTGGTATTGCAATCCCATCTCCTATTTCACTTCCCATTAGTGAAGCAACTAAGGTCATTCTGGATATTATTTTCTGTATCTTTGAAAAACTATTCGGACCTATTACTGACTTTATTTCTTCATTGATTGATGGAATGTTGGGTAAACTAAACCACTTCCCCACTTGTGCTGCACAAGAATTCGTCGCATCACTTCTTTCTAAGTTGGAAGAAATGCTGAATAGTGCTCTTGCTCCAGTATTGAGTGGTCTTGATTGGTTGGCTGGTGGTATCGGTCAAATCTCAGGAATGATCAGTGGTGCAGTTGCACAACTACAACAACTACTATCTTTCCTTGATTGTGATTCTTTGAAGTGTGAAGGATCTATTGATTTTGATCCCTTCGGTGGTATCAAACTACCAAGTCCAGACAACTGGCAACAAACTCTTCAGAATCTAGACATTCTTAATGACCTTAAGACTGCTGAATCAGGTATCGATGAAGCGGTAGGATACATGTCGATATTTGGTTCTTCAGATTCTCCCTTTGGACCATGTAGAGAAGAAATTATAAACCCAACTGACCAAAACTCGGTAGCAAGTCTACCTATTGGTCTAAAGTATGATACTTGTTTGCCTCCTACAGCTGTCGTTGTTGGAGATGGAAAGGGTGCAGTAATGAAACCCGTTGTTGCAAATGATGGAACAATTCTAACAGTTGCTGTACAAAACCCAGGGAAAGGATTTACAAAAGCACCAAACGTTTATGTTGTAGATAATACTGGTTGCGGTAAAGGAGCAATCGTTAAAACAACCATCACACCACCAGGACCTGGAGGTAGTGGAGGATCTATCGATGGCGTCATTGTTGTAGATCCTGGCGAAGGATATATCCCAGGAGAACTAGAAGATATTGTAGACGGAACAATTCCTTGTAGTGATGATTCTAATTGCCCAGAAGGATATAAGTGTGTAGATGGCAAATGCGTTCTGGTTTGCACTGAAGAAGGAGACTGCCCAGAGGGTTATGCATGTGTAGATGGTGAGTGTGTTAAAATTTGTGATGAAGATGGTGATTGCCCACTAGGATTTACCTGTATAAATGGTTATTGTGTCCCAATCGCTGGTATTTCAAGTGATCCAGTAGGTATCATCACTTCTATTATTATTGATGGACCTGGAATCGGATACACATCTGGTGATGACATTTCATTCGGTGGTTGTGTTTATACACCAATTCTTACTGATAATGGAAGTATTGTTGGATTTGAATCGGATGATACTTGTAAGGATCAGTTTGGTTTCTATCCTGGAGCAGCTATAAATACTAAAACAGGGTATGGAGCTAAACTCTTCCCTGTTATGAAGTTTGTCCCACAATATCTAACTGTAGACAACGCAGTTGCTTCGGTCGGTATTGGTACAACACTAATCAATGTAATCGATTGCGTATAACCAATGTCAGAAAAACAGGACAAGGATCTATTTCCAAAACAATACCTTGAAAAACATCCTGGATTTGTAATTAAGTCTGGGATAAGAGATGCTGCTGGTAAGAATATTGACTACGCAGTTTTTACCGACAATTCTCAAGGATTTGAATATACCCAAGAGGGAAACAAATTTGACGTAACAAATAAGTGTTCCTCTGAAGTATGTGGAGAATTTGTTGGAAAAGATGAGGTTGCAAAGAGTATCTATGCAATGGGTGGTAATATTGTCATCGACGCTAGAGATGGTGATATTATTCTCAAGGGTCTAAACATTAGAATCGAAGCTCAAGATGGTTCTGGAGAAGTTACTATCACTGCTCCTAAACAGATCCAAGAGAGAGCTCCCGTTGTCAATATCAAAGGATCAAAAGTAAATATGGTGGGAACAAATAGTGCTATTGTTGCTGCACAGACCACCGATATCCGAGGTAACATTGCTGAAAACTCAAGTAGTGGTACTGAGGATCAACAGGGTGGAATTATGAGTAAAATCTTTGCATTTATTACAGGTGGACTATCGGGGCTTTTTGAATAATGGGCGCAAAACCAGTAACTAATACTGAAAAACTTATATTAGGACCAGTAGATTACTCCTTTTTACCTGCGGTTCCTGCTGTTCCTGGAACGGGTGTAATCAATGGACCTTTGTGGATTGGTGCTGCTGGTCCACCGATTCCTCTTGCCAATTGTATGATTGGACCTGGAATCGCTAATCCAATTTCACTACAAATTATTGGAATTGCAAATCATTATGGAATCTACAATAGATTTGCAATCTCTAATGTCACTGGATTAACTGCCAAAATTGGCATGACTCTTAGAGCTGCTCTAAGTGCCACAACTGGAATCAATATCAAATCCGCACTTAATGCTGGTGCTTCGGTTAATGTTTTTAAGACAATCATTTGTGACACTGTATGCACCTCTTCGACTTTTGTCGGTAATATCACCACTACAGTTGGAATCAATCCAACGATGGCGATTGCGCTTGCATCCAAAAAGTCTTTTGATATTCCACACCCAACAAAAGAAAATCATAGACTCAGACATATTTGTTTGGAAGGTCCGAGTGCAGAAGTTTATGTTCGTGGTAAATCCAAGTCTAACGTAATTGCTCTACCAGAATACTGGAGAGGTCTTGTAGATCCAGAATCCATTACAGTTTCTTTGACTTCAGTTGGTCAAGACCAGAATTTATATGTAAAAAATATTGACGATAATCTCATTTACATCGGTGGTGGAATTACCATTCAAGGTCAGAAACATTTTGATTTCCACTACACTATCTTCGCAGAAAGAAGAGATGTTGAAAAGAACATTCCAGAATATAAGGGCTTGACACCTGCTGATTACCCAGGAGATAATAACGAATATACCATTAACGATAATAAGTGAATAAAGTACATGAAGTATTTCCCTTGATTGTATATCAGGGATCTATAGAATGCCATTCGTATATGAAAAAACACATCAGTACTCTTCGTGATTACTGGTTTAATGGTTATGACAATGAAAGTCCAGAATATTCTGGAAAGATCTTTGCTCACCAAAAAGAGTATTGCAAACCCTTCTTTCATGACTTGAAAGTTAATATCGACAACTACATGCAACACTTAAATGTGAATCATGAGTTGTTTGATTATCATGTCACTAAATCTTGGGTTGGGTATCATAAGGATAATGAAACTCCTTCGATCCCAGCACACTTTCACAACGAATCTAATCTTAGTT